TGCGCCGACGCAGACGATCGGCAGTGTAGGCGGGGACCGCAACGCCTAATTCAGGCCTTCCGCTAAGCGCTACGACAACCTCGCGCAATAGTTCGAGCTGTTCCGCAATGCGCTGCTCGGCGGCGGTAAGGTCGGATCTGAGTGAATTTCGTTCACGCTGGATTGCTTTCGTTATGTGGGCAACTTCATCCCCAACCATTTTGCAGTCGTTGATGCCCATCCCGTAAAAGCCTTCGATGCTTTGGTACTGGGCGCCTTCCAGAACTGCGCGCAACGCATCCCGCGCAGCCTCAGCCGTATCGGCGCGCAGGCGTTCGACATCACGCTCTGTCTTCATCGAAAACCATGCTTCCCTGTGACGTTCTTGCTGCTCTTGTGCTGTGACGGCGCGCAGGCGTTGGGCGTCGAGTGCGGCCTTGTGATCCTGAAACCTGACAATGTCGCCATCATGGCGCACGTAAAACTCTTGCATGTGCCAACTTGCAACGTAACGCTTCACATCATCCATTTTTCAATACCCCATTGAATAAATTGCGGAAGGCCGTGGCAGGCCAGGGCGATAAGGCAGTAGGCGTAGGTGGTCATATAAGCCTCCCTTCGATTCGGTCTTTGGCAATCTGGAAATATTTTTCGTCCATCTCAATTCCGATGAAGTTGCGGCCAGTATTTACGCACGCAACGCCAGTCGTGCCGCTGCCCATGCAGTTGTCGAGCACGGTCATGCCTTCGTTGGTATAGGTGCGGATCAGGTATTCCATTAACGCAACGGGCTTTTGGGTTGGGTGCTGATTTTTCAGCCGGTTGTCTTTGGCGAACTTCTGCACACTGCGCGGATATCGTTCTGTTGACTCATACGCAGCTCGAACAGAGGAAGCCTTGCCGTAGTTTTCGCCGTGGTTAGCATATGAGGCATTAGACCTTTTGATCGTATGCCCTGAGGTCATAGCTGGGTTGTAAACGGGCTGGCGACGATAAAAAATAAGCACGTTTTCATGCGCTTTAAGTGGAGATTTCTTGGCATTCAGAAATCCTGTTGCTGCAGTTTTCTCCCAAATCCATTCGTATTTAAGGTGACCAATCTGTGAGGCGCCGAGGATTTTATCAAACGGTGTTTGAGCAGTTAGCACGATTGCGGCATTCTGTTTGCAGACCCGCCAGTATTCCGGCCAGAGTTCGAGCAGTTCGATAGGGCAGTCCCAACGGTTCTGCGTAGTCCCGTACGGCAAATCACACAGCACCATGTCGACCGATCCGTCCGGTATGCCGCGCATCATCTCTAGGCATTCGCCCAGCATCAGCTTAATCACGCTTCAATACTCCAATTAACCCCGTCCTTCGCCCGCTGATCGCGAAGCTTGGCCAGGTGTGCGCCGTAAAGGCTGATGCCGATCACTGCGATGGTAATGATTGCCAGCCAGGTTAAAGCGGCGTAGAGGGCGGTCATAAATATTCCTTTTAAGCAGCAACTTTTTGCTGATTCCAAGCCCCAACTGCTTCGAATATGCGATTTGCATGATCCTCTGCCAGCGAAACTGATTCTGGGATAGCTATCCATCCGCTTGCCACTATTTGAGTGGGGTTGGCTGAAGCGCGAATCTCCATGTAACAGTGCTCGATCACGTCTTCCAAATGATCTGACAGGTACATTCCGTCAGGCGCCACTTCGATTGACTTCGTGTAGCGGTCGCCGCGAGCGTCCAAGCACATAACGCTCAGGTAGATCGTCCAGCGGTGAGCGATTCCGCATACAGCCTGACCAATCTTCCCCGGCGCGATATTTTTGAGCGACTTGTAGTTGATCATCCCCTGCCGCCCGCTTGGGTCGATATTGACTACGGCGACGTGGTTGGTTCTGAGCAAGGCTCGGCAAGAGCGTTCGATGCGGGCTGCCATGTTGTTGGGTTTGCGCTTTTTCATAACGCTTCCGCCATCTTCCTGAGTGCCCGGCGTTCAGCCAGCGACATCGGCGGCTTGCGGCGCTTCAACTTCGTTTCTGGGTCGATTTTCGTGGAGCGCTTGGGCGGTTCGGCCTTAAGCTCGGACTCTTCCCGCGAGTAGCGTCCGCCGCTGGCGATGTATTTTTCAACCTGCCAAGATAGCTCGGCGGCTTTAGAGGCCTTGGCCTCGATGTCGTGCTTTAAATTCGAGATCATGACTACCTCGGAATACTTTCCAGTGTGGTTTGCACCAGCTCAATGAATTTGGAGCGCCGATCTTGTAGGCGTTTCAGCTCGTCCTTTAAGTCGTCGCGGGTTTGCCGGTAAATGATGAGCTGGCTTGCCTCTGGGAACTCTGAGCAGTAGCTGACGAAGTCGACCCAGTCGGCGCCGGCACAATCGATGTGTCCTACAAGCTGCCAGCGATACGCCGGGTCAAATGATTTCCGCTTCAGATTGGCGTAATGCACCGAGGCAGTTACCGACTTGATCTCAAGTACGCCTTTTTCGCCAATGCGGCCGTCTGGAGAATCCCCGAACGCACCACAATCGAAGAACCCGCCGTTCGTGACATCGACGAACTCGGTGTCCTCGTAGAGCATGCGGGCAATCGGCTCCTGCTCGTGCCCGCGCTCCATGTGATCAGTCGAGAAACTGAACTCGGCTTTGCGCCCAGTCGCCAGTTCCAGGGCGAGCTGCAGCGCGTACTTCTTGGCAGGTTCGCCGAATGCCGCGCCGTCGTTAGCCATGATGCAACCGAAGTTCGACGCGGTGGCCTTGCCCAGTCTCAGCGACTGCCAGACCTCCGTGTTTTGGGGAACGTCATGCCACACGCGATTCATTGGCGCATTCCTCCATGAGCTGCTGCTGGTGGGCTTCTGTCATGGATACACGGGCCAGTACCTTGTCGAGGCTGCCATCGCGCTTGTACGCGGCCTTTGCACTTTCCCACTTGGATGCGTTTTCTGGTGTGAGCCATGCGACCACTGGTGCTTTCGGGCTGATCCGCAAACCTTCCATCACCTCGCGACCGAACTTGACGTTCGAGTCCACGTAGACGCTGATCTTCACGCCGGCCCAGTCCTCAATGAACGGTGAGCCAGTCAGCGCCTTCATCGTCTTGCTGTTGGTGACGTTGAGGATCATCGGCTTCAACTTCTCGCCCGGGCGGATCTCGCGCTCGACAAAGTAGGCCGTGTTGAACATGTCTTTGGTCTTCTTCGTCTTGTCGATCTCAAGCTTGACGTGCGACACCGTGAAGGTCATGTAGCCAACGATGTCGGCGCTGCTCAGGTAGGGGCTGTTGAAGGCCTTCTTGAAGTGAGTTTTCGTTTCATCGGACACGATGATCCTCCCCGCCATGCAGGCGGCGTGTGAGTTCGGTTGGGGTGGTGTGCAAAGTCACAAACGGTCTGGGTTGGCCTGCGCCGCCGAAGCCTTGCAGGTGAAGGACAGCGCCTATCTGCCTTTGCTGGCGGTGATGTGCTATCGCGCTCTTGCCGCCTTGCGCGTCTGGGCCATCCAGTTAAGGCCCTCCCAGCGAGGGTGAATCAGGAAGTGGCTTTTTCGATTGCGGAATCGACAACCGCAAGCTCGCCAGTAAGGTTTGCCAACTCAAGTGCGCGGCGAACATCAATCAGCGCCTCAAGCAGATCCGGCGCGGCGGCGATCAGCTTGGCGTTGGCCTCGAGACTGATGCCCTCACAAATTGTAATTTCCGAGCAATAACCGTGACCGATACGCACGGATGCTGCCTGTCGTACGCGGCACTCGTCATCATCAGGATCGCCCAAGTACTGCCAAGGGCCTGGTGTATGTTGAAATTCAGACATGATTGATACCTATTTAGTGATCTTGTCAGCGAGAGCGCTGAGCAGCATCAGGAAGGTGTAGATGGCGAGGACAGGGAAAGATCCACGCCAGAGAAGTAGGCGCCGTGCACGCTGATGGTTGGTCATCGCGCTACCGCCGAAGGTAAGCTGTGCTGTTGCTCAATCTCGCGCATTTCTGCGTAGATGCCCCAGTAGAAGACGGTTAGCGCGGTTACAATCCACCAGACAGGTTTCATCTCATCGCCCCTTGTATTGGATTGGCACGAAGGTGTACTGCTCCTGTCCGTGGTGATGGACGAGCCAGTACTCCATGTCGATGCGGTTCATCAGTTCTTGGAAGGTGTAGACGCGGGTGGCGAGGCGTTTCATGGCGCCACCTGCAGTCTGTAGCCAGCGTCATAGAGCGCCTCAGAAATTGCGTTAATTTTACTAAGCGCTGGAGCTGGCGAATCGATCTTGCTTAGTGCTGCCCAAGCCAGGTTGGAGATTTCAATACAGCGTCGGGAGCGCTCTTCCGCCGCGATCTGCTCGGGCGTGCGGATAGGCTTTAAGGCACCTGGAAGCGATTGCTCAACTTCGGTATTGCCATCAGACTTAACAAAAGTGAACGCTACCAAATCAAGACTTTTTGATTTGAAATGCGCAATAACTGTGCATTTCACGCCATCGTGCAAGTCTTCATGCCACGGATCATATGGGCATTTTGCTTCGTCGCCCTGAAACTCACACACCGTCCCAACCGGCGGCAGGCCTTCGCCGTTCCATTCTGGCGGCCTTGGAATCATGCCTTTGATGCCAGTATTTTCAGGCTTCCAGTATGTCCACGCTGGGCTTAGAGAGTTAGGCGGCCAGAAAAACCAGCGGCCACCTTCAAGCTTCATGAAGCTGTTTATGCGGTTGTCGGCCGCATCAAAGTGAGTTGCCCCTTCCGGCGCCTTGCTCCAGTCGATATTCATGCTTTCACCTCGTACGCCACAGTCCACTCTCCGCACAGGCAGGCCCGGCGCGACCAGGCGTGAACGTTTTCAATACCAGCGTCGTAGGCCAGCGATAACGCGCCGAGCCAAGATTTATGCGTGAAGGCGAGGGTCATTGTGTTCATCGCGACCTCCGGATGTCCCTGAGGAATTCTTCGGCTTGCGCCTCGTAGATCCTCGACAGGCGTTCGTTATAGTGTCGGTGTTCGTTGATGTCGATTGCGCCGAGCGAGTGAGCCATCTCGATAGCCATACTGGTTTCGGCATGAAGTGCCGCCGATGAGTCGCCGGCGTTCAGCAGCGCGAAACGCGATTCGATCATTCCGAGCGCGACATTGCGCGCACGGCTGGAAAGGTATTCTGAACTAATCATGCCACTCTCCTTTCTCTTGCGCGCTGCGAGTCGATCTCATGCCAGAGCGCGACCATGATCGCAGTGTAGTGGCAGGTTTCGATCTCTCTGAGCTGCGACTTTGGCACATCCATCGGAACGCCGTCATCATCGTAGCAACGACCGTCGATCAGCTTGAACTCAAGTTCTCGTTCGCCCATTGCATCCCAGTCACTGTTCCTGCTTCCAGGCGCCGGCGGGATATTCAAGCAGTGGGTGACCTCAACCTGGAGGACAAAGCCCTCTACAACTACTTCGTGTTCCATGATCGCCTCCAGTAGTGGCGGGGTTATTCGTAAATGCCTTCATCTTCGATGTGCTTGATAAATTCTTCAGCTTCGCTTACGTATCGTTCAAAGCGCGCAGTGTCATTCCAGTAGGTCTGACCCATTGAACGAAGCTCTCCCTTGGCGCGCTCCCAGGCCATCGCGCGAAGTGTTCGCAACACTGTGTCGTCTGAATTGCTCATGCGATGTAGCCTCCTGGCATAGTGGTAACGATCCGCTTTGCAACCGGGTCATGCATCCGACCTTTGGCGCAGTCGTGGACGTCGGGGCGGGGCTTGCGGGGGAGGGGTGGGGTTGTGCGTTTCATGGCTGCATACCTTCGTCGGCGATGCTTTGCAGGCTGGCCATTTCAAGCCATTGCGTAAGGCCGTGAATTGTTCGGTCGCCCTCATCAAACGCGATCACTGGCCCGGTTATGTCTGGAGAGCTGGATCGCATTGGCGCTGCATACCAGATGTGGCTCATGCGGCCCATGCGATCTCTCGCTTCAAGGTTATTTGTCACTAGAACCCTTGGCGTGGTTTTAACGCTTGGATTGTCAAGCGCTGCATTTTCAGCAGGCCAGCGATCAGCAAAAGCAATCCATGTTGGTTTCATCACTCACCTCAAATCGCCCAATAAAAAGCCCGGCACGTATGCCGGGCTTTACTCACTCACGCAGACCTCCCTACGTGAGAGTGATTTGCCTCCTGCTGGAGGGCTTTAATTAATCTCGCTTCATGGCTAAATCCTCCGCGTTGAGTTGGGTATTAGGGTGTGATCTGGCCGGCGCTGATCCCGGCACAACAAGTAAACTTGCGTCGAACTGCCTTTCGGTCGCCGCAGGCCCAGTACAAGCCTGGAGTCGTTTTGCCTCAGCCTGCATATTCAGATCACACTCCAATACCCGCTCTAAACGAGTTTCCCCAGAGAGATATCGGGCCGTTGCGTACGGCGGACGACGGAGAGGGTTAAAAAACCTAATTCCCAGCTATCAATTTTTTGTTTTACGTCATAAAGACTTGACCAGCCGAACCAGCTTCCATCAGGAAATGAAGCGCAAAAAACATTAAGAGATTTTTTAATAGTCACACCCTTATAGACTTCGTAAATATCCATGGTCTTGCTCCGTTCGTGGCTTTCGAGTGCTGTCTGGGGTTTAGACAGCACTTGTAAAGCCAGATGGCGATCCTGAAACAGCAGGAAGCCATCTGATATCCGGTCGCTCTCTACTGGAGGCAGCGACTGACAGAATTCAGATTGTTCTTCCAGCCGCGACCCTGTCCGCCAGAAAACTGCTTTCGGTGCTTTACGCTGCACACCCGGGTCAGTTGCCAACCCTCTGAACCGTTGAGGCCGGTTCATCGCTGCCTTGTTGCTGTGTTCGTGTTGCTTGAGACGAACTATAGATTCACCGCCGCCACCTCGTCAACAAAACATTTCAATTATTTTTGATTGATGTGTTCGGCGCGAGCGACTAACATAGCAACCAACACACCGCCACAAGGAAAATAGAGATGAACGTAGGTAAAAGCATCAAGGTTGCTCTGGCGCAGAAAGGCATGAGCCAGGCAACTCTGGCAAAGCGGATGGGTTTGACCCATACATGGGTGAGCGCTCTCGCAAATAAACCAAAGGCTTCCACTGCCACGGTAGAGGCGCTGGCGGCACAGTTCGATATGCCAGTAAGCGAATTCATCAAGCTTGGGGAGGACTGATCATGGTTATTGTTGGATCAAAAAGAACCGCGTTAGAGCTAGATCAAATGGGGCTTTTCCGGATTGCACAGGGAAACTCGGTTATTGAATTGAGCCCAGAGCAAGCATCCGCCGTATCCGAATGGGTCGGTTCTATGATGGAGGAAGCCAAAATGCGCTACACGATTGAAGAGTCCTACTTCCCTTTCCCGGAGAAGTAGGACATGTCTTCTTGGGTGAAGGTATCTCGAAAGCTTCTGACGAGCGCCATTGCCTCAAAGCCTGAGTATCTGGCCGTGTGGATGCATTTGATTTTGTCGGCCTCATACAAGCCCGGAGAGGTTTTGGTTGGTCATCAAGTCATAAGGCTTGAAGCTGGCCAGCTGGTGTTCGGAAGGATCAAGTTCGCACAGCAAATCGGAGTGTCGGAGCACACTTTGAGGATGGCCCTCAAGTCGCTGGAAACCCTCCAGCAAATCACCATCAAATCTCACTCGAAATTCTCAGTAATTACAGTGACTAACTGGGCAAAGTACCAAACAGATTCACCAGCAAATAACCAGCAATCCGCCAGCAATCAACCAGCAAGCCGCCACAATAAAGAAGTACAAGAAATACAAGAAGATCTTCTTCGCAATTCGGCTGAAGCCGAACAGGATGATGAATCGGGGGCGGTAGGTAAAAAAGCGCCGGCGATTCCCTACAAGGCGATCTTTGATTTGTACTGCGAGATTCTTCCGTCATTGCCTCAGCCAACCCTGAGAAGTGAGGCGCGCAAGACTGCAATCAGGTGCAGGTGGCAATCGGATGAGAGGTTTCAAACCGTGGAGTTCTGGAAGAAATATTTCACGTACATCAAGAATCACAAGTTTTTGCCAACCATGAACGTCGCCAGCTTCGACTGGTTTTTGAAGGCGGCAAACTTCAGCAAGGTCATAGACGGGAATTACGACAATGCGTGACCCATTCAACCTAGAGGCAGAGCAAGGAGTTCTAGGGGCGCTGATGAACCGGCCTGAACTCGTAGATCTGATTTCAGCCGACCTGAAGTCAACTGACTTCCACTGGCCGCAGAACGCTGAGATCTACCGAGCTATCTTGACGCTGGCATCTGAACACAAGCACATTGATCACCTGACTGTCGCTGACAGCATCGGCGACATGGAAGACGGAACCATGGCGCTGGTGTACTGCGGGGAGATCGCGCAGGTAACGCGCTCGACCGCAAACGCACAGTCATACGCTGCCGTGGTTCGTGATCGCGCCGTAGACCGGCAATTGATCACTGCGGCGCAGAACATCCATGATCTGGCGTACAGCACTCAGTCTACCGCCGAGAAGGTTGCTGCTGTTCAATCTGAAGTCCTGTCGCTGGATGGTGATGCTGCTACTCCAGAAGTCCTCGACATCGCCGACATCATGCGAGGTCACGTTGAAGAGCTCCAGCGGCGTGAAGACCTCGGCGGAAGGATGGATGGTCTTGGGACTGGCATCAAAAAGCTTGACGAGGCCGTCTGTGGCATGAAGCCGGGACAACTCATCGTGGTGGCTGGCCGGGCCAAGATGGGCAAGACGACATTTGCCATGGGGCTTGCTCGGCATGTTGGCATACGCGAGAACAAGAAGGTTCTTATTGTCAGCCTGGAAATGAGCAAGACGCAGCTCATGGATCGCATATTGTCGGCCGAGGGTACTATTCCACTGAGTAGCCTCAAGGACGGAACAGCAAGCACGAAGTTCGGTAGCGAGCTTGGGCTGGCATCAACGATTGCCATGAAGTCAGGCATGCGGATATCTGACCGCCCGGGCCTGACAATCAGTCGCGTTAGGGCTATGGCGCGTCGGCAGAAGAGAACTGACGGTCTTGACCTACTCATGATCGATCACCTCGGCCTTCTGGATGGGGAAGACCCTCGCATGAACACTTTGCAGAAGGTCAGCGAGATCACGCGTCAGGCGAAGCTGATGGCGAATGAGCTGCAAGTTCCGGTGATCCTCCTGTCCCAGCTCAACCGAGCATTGGAGCAGCGAACAGACAAGCGGCCTATCGCGTCAGACCTTCGTGACAGCGGGTCTATTGAGCAGGACGCAGACATCGTCATGTTCGTCTATCGGGACGAAGTTTATAACCCTGACAGCGAATACAAAGGAACCGCCGAAATCATCCTTGGTATCGGAAGGGATATTGAAGCCCAGACCGTAAGGGTTGGCTTTGAAGGCAGATACAACCGCTTCGTAAATCTTGACTCAAGCTGGCGCCCGCCAGAGCCGAAGCCTGAAGAATACAAGCAAAAATCAAGAGGGATGCAGCTATGACCGCCACCCACCTCCCCGGCCAGCTAGAACTTGCGACAGTGATAGATCACAAGCGATGCACGATCCTGACCGATGCCGTGATATCGGCATCGGGTTCAACAGGAATTCCCCGTGACGTCCAAATCGCCAAGCTTCTTCGACAATACGAAGACCGGCCAACCTCAGAAACCTGGAGCCGAATCCAGTCACTTGCAGCGGAGATACTGAGATGAAACGCAACTGGACAGTGAAGATCCCCGGCTATCCAGCGTTCAGCATGGTGTTGCTGGATGGAGAGCTGGATCGTGAAGGCGCGCTGAAGTCGGCGCGGGTTATCTGGGCTGATGCGGAGATAGTGCGATGAGCGACAAGATGCGGGAAGAGTTTGAGGCTTGGGTAAAACGGGAGTGGCCAGCACAGTCGCTAAGCCAGTTCAACGACGGTGAATATCAGGGATTCACCGTCCAGCACTGTTGGTTGGCTTGGCAAGCCTCCCGCGAATCGCTGGTGATTGAGCTGCCTGATTACCTCGACACAGAGAAGCTCGGACTCCCCGCATACGACGCCAACGCTGTAGACGCTGCCATCGAAGCCGCCGGCCTGAAGGTGAAGCTATGAAAGCCATCATAATCATTGCGCTTGGATTGCTGGGCGGATGCGATTCTGGAATCAAAGATGATCGAAGCACGCCTGCAAAACAGGTAGAGGACTTCAAGACCTGTATTGATGGCGGCATGCGCCCATACCTTACTCAGGCCGCAACCATTCTTTGTTCGGTTCCCACGGAGATGCGTAAATGAGTGGTTGGATTGTAATTGTGATATCCGTGATTTTGGCAATCATGGTGATTTCAGGTGGAAGGGATGAATAGCCATGAAAACAAAAACACAAGCCGCCATAGCCTTCACGCTTCTTGGCGCCTCTATTGCCATTTACATTGGGTTCATTGTTTGGGGGATTAGCAGCCATGCCTGAGAAGATCCGCATCAACTCACTGGCCGAACTCTCGACCCTTCAGGCAGCGATCCGCAAGAAGGGCTTCCCCTGCAACGTCACAATCACTGGCGCCTCCCGCAGCCTCCCGCAAAATGCACTCTTCCACAAGTGGTGCGTGTGCGCCGCTCAGTTCTTCGTGTCGATGGGCAAGACCTCTTTCGCCACCGGTGCCCCCATGACCATGGAAAACATGAAGCGGAATCTGAAATTGACGTTCCTGGGCGAAGAAGTGATCCGCGATATCAATCTCAAGACTGGCGAGGTCACCGAGCGTTACGAGCTGAAGCACACCAGCGATCTGGACAAGGGCGAGATGCACTCGTTCATGACCTGCATCGACGTTTGGGCATCCGAACACGGTATCTACCTGCCGCATCCAGAGGACAGCGAGTACATGAAGATGCGTTGCAACATGGGAGATGCAGCATGAGCCAGTTCAAGCCGGGCGATCTGGCGCTAGTTATCAATTCTGGTGATGAGGCATGCATCGGCAAAATCGTTGAAATTCTTGAAGTGCTTATCGACACAAAAAAAGAATACGAGGCATACGGTTTTACCCACGGTGGGCGCGCAGATGGATCTCCATCGGCCTTCGTAAATTTCGGCGGCGATGATATCTGGCTTTTTGCGCAGAAAAACCTAATGCCCCTTCGCGGCGATTTCCAGCTAGAGCAGCAGAAGTCGCAGGAGGTGGTCGAGTGAAGCGCACGCCGCTGCAACGAAAGACTCCGCTCGCCTCTGGGCCGCGCCGCAAGCGTTGCCCGGAGTGCCGAGTGATGTTCACGCCTTCCAGGAGCTCGCAGGCGGTGTGTGGAGAGGTTGAGTGCGCCATCGCCTACGGTAAATCGGAGAAGGGCCAGAAAGCCACTCGCAAGGCCTTGGCGGATATAGAGCGCCGAGACATTGAGGTGCGCAAAGAGGACCTGAAAAGTCGCGGCGACTACATGCGAGACGCGCAACGGGCGTTCAACGATTTCATCCGGGTTCGCGACCAGCTCGCCGGGCACGCATGCATCTCAAGCGGTCGGCCACTGGACTGGGCCGGAAACGCAGTCGATGCAGGGCATTACCGCAGCGTCGGCGCCGCCCCCCACCTCCGCTTCGATGAGCGTAACTGCCATGCCCAGAGCAAGCAAGACAACCGCTACCTGTCTGGCAACGCCATTGACTACCGGATCGGCCTCATCAAGCGAATCGGGCTGCTTGCAGTGGAAGAGCTTGAGGCGGATCAGTCGGTGCGCAAGTACACCAAAGAAGATCTCAAGGCCATCACCGCCGAATACCGCGCCAAGACCCGTAAACTCAAAAGGACAACAGCATGAAAGCACACGAATTTCTCGGCAAGGCCCAGGCTCTCATGCTGGAGCGCGGCAAGCAGTACGACAAGCCAGAGGGCGAGCGCAGCATGGCGGCCACTGTGAGCGCGTTCAACGCCATCACCGGACAATCGCTGACTGAGGCTGAAGGGTGGTTGCTGCTCCAGATCCTGAAGGACGTGCGCCAGTGGCAGAACCCTGCATACCATGCTGATTCCGCCGAGGATGGTGTTGCGTATTCAGCACTAAAGGCCGAAGCGCTCTCGAGAACAACTATGCTTGTGCAGGGGGCGTGCAGAGATTAATATCGGAACCTCGGCGACGTGGCAGACAGCCGCCACCAGCCCGCACATGCGGGAATCGTCTTCATCAGACTGCTTACTTGAAGGGATGAGAACGCGTGGTTAAGTCCATTGCCCAACACGCCCGCTACTGAGTCAGCAGTCTGATGCAGATGAATGCCAAGGCCGATTGGCGGTGATAGTTAACAGGCAGTCTGGATAATTCGTTGCGGTCTATCAAGGTTATCTAAGTTGGAGATCGGCACCAACCATCTGCAGCCAACTCAGAGGAAGTGAAACAGCGTGCCGCTGCGGATCAGGCCTCAACACTCCGCCGGCAACGGCGCCGGATCAGGTAACCGGCACGGCCCGGACATAAACCACCCGGGCTTTTTCATGCCTGATCAGAAATCGTACAGCTTGAATGATTGCGTTATACTGGCATCATTCTAAAACCCAAACATGGAGAGCCATGGATGAGTGCTGATTCAGTCCTGGCTACAGCCGCCGGAGTAGGAGCCGCATCAGTAGCCCTTGTCTACGATCAGGGCCTGGCGATGGCGACTACTGGCGGGATGTTCATGTTCCTCGCCATTTCTGTGGCGATTCCACTTCAGTCAAGATTCTTCTTTGCGATAGGTAGTGCTATTTTTGGCTACTTGATAGGCATGCTGTGTATGTCTTTTGGGAATTTGAGTCCATTTGCCGCAATCTTCGCGTTCGCTGCATCTTCTCTGGGGAGTGCCATTGTTGGCTCCCTGCACAAATGGGGGAATGGTGGTCCAACTCCTAAATGGGTATTGCTCCTAAGCAAGCTCATCCCATTCGGATGGAAGAAGGGCGGAGGTTCTGAATGACGGAATTCCCACTGGTCCCCGCGTCGCTTCTTGCGATTCGGGCTATTGCTCACCTTCTGATTTGTGTCCGTGTAGCTAGTTACATGACTGAGAAGGATGCGAACCATCGTAAAGTTGTAGGTGTTTGCGCAGGGCTTTTCGCAGGATTCAATGCTTCTGAGTTCTTGCGTATCGTTAACAATTTCGATGCGTTCCTTCTCAACGTAGAGCCTTACTTGCCGGGTATAATGGTGCTTGTTCTGATCTTCGTCGTATGGTCCGGTGGGAACGTGGCGAAAATACTCCCAAGGAAAATTCTAGAGAGACTCCCCTGATGCGCAAACAGATCGAAGCAACCCGCAAGCCTGGCAATGATTACTATCGGAAGACCAAAGAACAAGAAGAGCTGGAGAAGGCGCGCCGGACTATCCTTGGTAAACGCTGATGCCAGCCATACTCTTCCACTTTCTCGGCTTTCTGCTGATCAATTCAGCAATACCACCGTGGGTCGGATCGGCGGACGCCTACTTCCTAGCTAAGTGGTATATTGCATTTGCGGCTGTAGACCTGATCGCGTGCGCCTTAGCTAAGGACAATCAGGTTAGAATGGCCTTGATTTTCTCTATGGCGTGGTCTGTGGGGCTGTCAGTAGAACAGTTGATGCTGCTGGACTTCTTCCAGCGCAATGACTGGCTCGCTCAAATAGGTATTGATGGCGTGTTGATCGCCTTACTTGTCATGCGGTTAGTTGGCTTGAAGAAGCCAAAGAGGGTGACGCGATGACTGAGACTCGCGGAGTTCGTAACAAAAACCCCGGCAACATCGATTACAACCAGGCCAATCAGTGGCAGGGACAGCTCGGACTTGAAATCACTTCAGGATCTACTAAAGCAAGGTTTGCCAGATTCGACACGCCAGAAAACGGAATTCGGGCGCTTGGCAAACTCCTTCTGACTTATTACACCAGGCATAACCTGATGACCGTAAAGGGAATCATCAATCGCTGGGCACCTCCGAAAGAGAACGACACCGGTGCTTATGTGAGTTCGGTTCAGACCAGCGTGAAAGCTGCCACAGGGAAAGATGCGACCGGGATCATCAACCTGAGAGACCCAGCAGCGCTTAAAGCTGTCGTAAATGCGATAATTCGTCACGAAAATTCCGGGTATGTATACCCAGATGCTGTCGTAAGTGAAGGTATTCGCAGGGTGTTGGCATGATCGCCATGTTGAGGGCAGTGCCGCTTTGGCTATGGCTTGTCATCGGCGTTGCTGCCATCTTCGGCTTAACCATTGTTCAGCTAGAGAACACGCAAGCTCAGCTAGTCATAACCAAGGATGAGCTGGGCCAATCTATCAGGCAGGTAGACTCACTAAAATCCACACTACAGTTGCAGCGCCAACTGTATAAAGACACTCAGGCGGTGAGCGATGAGTACGACGCCAAGATCAACGCGCTACAGTCTGACAAGGACAAGCTTTCTCGCGACCTTGCTGATGGCAGCCTCAGGGTGTCAGTCAACGCCACCTGCGTGCGGCCAGCCAGAAATTCCAGCACCATCAGCCAGCCTGATGCAGCCGCCCCAAGACTTACTGATTCCGCTCAACGGGATTATCTCGATCTCCGATCCGGAATCCAAAGACAAGCCGCCCAAATAACTGGTCTGCAGACCTATATCAAAACCGTATGCCTCAAAGGACAAGTCAGCCAATGATCCCTTGCACGCAACAAAGCCTCACAGAATCATTCGGATCGGCCAAAGCTCAACAAGCGCTCGCTGATCTCACACGCCGGCGCGAACAGAAGATCCTCAATGCAATCGGCGCGCATCTTGGCAAGGACGTCCTCAGCGTAGAAGACGTTGTATCCCTCAAAGGTCGGATGAGATGCGAAGTAAACAAAGATGACCATAGCGAGTCGTTCTATCTCGATGACGCTCACCTGGTCACGTTCATGCAGCCTGAATTCATCGCTGACGGTGATGCGATCATGGTCAAGCAAGGCTATGGCCCGGTGGGTGTGTAATGGCAGAACTATACGCGCTGTGCTGTCCAGATACAGGCGAAGTCCGTTATGTCGGGAAGGCAAACAGGAGCTTGGTCAGATACGCAGGTCATATCCGAGACTCTCGACGCCGGAACCTTCCAGTCTACTGCTGGGTTACGTCATTAGCGGCTCAAGGCAAGATGCCTGAGCTTTGCGTGTTGGCTGATGTAGGCGACAAGTGGCAAGAGCAAGAGCGAGCATTGATTGCTGGGTTGCGCGATCTCGGATATCGGCTGCTTAATGTGGCTGACGGTGGTGAGCAGCCTCACATGACCAAAGAGCAAAGGCAGAGGAACGGCAAGGCTGTAAGTGAACTGCGCGCTGCCACTCCGCAGAAGAAGCGGATGTACGAGCTGAAACGGAATATTGGCCAGTTCCTGCATTGGGCAGAAAAGAACGGAAGAACTCAATCGGCTGCCTATCTGCGTATACAAGAAATTCTGAAATACGTAGCGTTGGTTCGCCCTGATCTCCTCCCTGGCAAATGGGTATGTCCAGCATGAGCCCAAGGCCTATAGCAAGAGAAAAGCTCGACGCATTCGGTGTTGATTCGCTGTGTGATGCAGTTGGTAGTGGTAAATCACTAACGTCTGTAGCGCTCGAAGTCGGAGTGTCTATTGGTGCTCTGCTTGGATGGATCGAGGCAGATAGTGAGCGTTCCGCGCGCGTGCGAGAGGTCAGAACTCAAATGGCTTCGTACTGGGTTGAGCGTGCAGAGACTGAAATCCGTGATTCGGCCGACGAGTTCGAGCTGAAGAAGGCAAAAGAGCTGGCTCATCACTATCGCTGGAAGGCGGCTAAGATTGCGCCTCGCGACTATGGCGACAAGCTTGAGGTCAACAACGTCGGTCTTCCTACCGTAATCATCAAAGATCTGTCGGGGCGCAAAGATGAGCCAGCAGCAGACGATTGAGTTCAGAACCAAGCCGCAGGGCGAAGTTCTGGCTGAATACAAAGCGTCTCACACGCGCGTGACGTTCATCATGGGGCCTTTAGGATCTGGCAAGACCATTGAGTCATGTCAGAAAGCCTTTGGCCTCATGTGCGATCAGAAGCCGAATGCGCAGAAAGTCAGAAAGTCTCGCTGGTGCGCGGTGCGTAACACGTACCCGGACTTGATGAGTACGACCATCAAGGACTGGTTGGAGTTGTACGGCGACCTAGGTAAGTTCGTTGGTGGCGGTCTAGAGCCTCCACATCAAGACCTGAACTTCCTGCTGGATGACGGGACAGAAGTTCAGGCAGAGATCATATTCCTTGCGCTGGATCGCCCCGGCGCAGTGAAGAAGCTGCGCGGCATGCAGGTGACAGGGTTCTGGCTCAACGAAGTCAAGGAGCTGAATAAGCAGGTTGTAGACATGTGCGACCTGCGTCATGGGCGTTATCCATCGGCTATGGATGGAGGTCCCAGTTGGCACGGTATGATTGGCGACACCAACGCCCCTGACGATGACCACTGGTATTACAAGCTTGCAGAAGAGATCAAGCCTAATGGTTGGACGTTCCTTCGCCAGCCTGGGGGATTGGTCAAAGATGGCGTTGATGCCAATGGCCGGCAGAAGTGGGCGCTCAATCCTATGGCTGAGAACATAGTCAACCTCCCGCCCGGCTATTACATCAATGGTGCGCAGGGCAAGTCTGATGACTGGATCTCGGTAAACCTCGCCAACGAGTATGGATTTGTTGCAGAGGGCAAGCCGATTTATCCACACTACGTGGATAGTATCCATTGCGGAGAGTTTGAGCTTAACCCAGCACTTCCGCTATTCATGGGCGTAGACTTCGGTCGTACTCCTGCAGCCGTGATCGGACAAAAAACCCCAATGGGGCAGTGGCGCATTCGTTACGAAATTGTCACAGAAGACATGGGCGCAACTGAGTTTGCCGGAGAGATCAACCAGTTCATCGCTCGGCACCTGTCCGAGTTTGAATTCGAATCAATGAAGGGCGACCCATCTGGTGACAACCGCGCACAGACGGACGACAACACGCCATTCTTGATCATGAGGAAGCACGGCATTGCGCTGACCCCTACGTTTACGAACGACCCAGTGATTCGCCGAGACTCCATGAACAACCCGTTGATGCGCCTTGTAGATGGGCAGCCAGGGATTCTCATTCATCCAGACTGCAAGACTCTCAGGAAAGGTATGGCTGGTGGGTTTCACTATGAGAGGATACAAGTGGCCGGCGACGAAAGATTCAAGGACATGCCTTGCAAGAACATGTACTCCCACGTATGTGAAGCAGCGGAATATATGCTTATCGGCGGAGGTGAAGGCAAGGCTATAATCCGCAAGGCACTTCCAACTGTTCGGCGACATCAATATGCCGAATCGGACTATAAGATACTGGGGTGATACATGGGCGGACTAAGCGGTAATGCGTTTGGCGCACTCGGCAAGAAGATCCAGAAGCTTGACCCACTTCGTGGTGGCGACGTCATTCTCGAAAAGGCTGGGCTTCCAACGCTGACTGGCGATAAGGAGAAAAACATTCTGGGCTACACGCCAGATGTTGAGACTCCTGCCGTGCAAAGTGCGCCGACAATTGATGATGCTGTTGTTGCAGAAGATGCATCGCGAGCGCTTGCACGTCGTCGCGGTCGTCAAAGCACAGTTCTTTCTAACACCAACTTCAATCAAGTCAGCACGGCTCAGAAGTCGCTGCTGGGAGGCTAAAGTATGGGCGGCATTCTAGGCGGTTCGAAACCTAAACCCGCACCTGTAGCAATCGAGCCGGCGCCGGTTATCGATGACGCTGTGCGTAATCAGGATGCAGAAGACGCACAACTTCGCCGTCGCGGGCGGAGCGCCACTATTCTGGCCGCTGGTTCTCCACTCGGGACGACTTCTTCGGCGTCAACCGCACCTGCAAAGACATTACTTGGGGGCTGACATGACATTCAAATACACAGAAATTTCCTGTTACACAGAAGGCTCGGATGGTATCCCCCGGGTTGCTCATGAAAAGGAAGCCAAGAGTTTAAAGGTGGCGGTAGACCAACTTGAAGCGGTCAAGTCCTCCGACTCTGACATCCAATATATGGTCATTATCGAGCGCGGCCAGATTTACCCGTGCTGGGACACCCGGGTCGGCGCCGTATCGCAGCCTGAAATCAAGGAATAAGAAAGATGATCAAGGCCGAAGATGACCGCGCATCAGAAGTAATCCGTGAGCAGGAGCGCATGAAGGGGTGTCGCGGCATCTGGGATTCGCATTGGCAGGAGATTGCTGAGCGGATATGGCCAGATCGTGCTTTATTTCAGGGTGAGAAGCCTGGTGGCGAGAAGCGTACAGAAAAAGTGTTCGAGTCTACCCCTGCGCTGGCGTTGACCAGATTCGCTGCGGCGATGGAAGCAATGCTCACCCCGCGTACCCAGCGCTGGCATCGTCTGAGCGTTCCAGACCCAGAGCTTCAGGAGAACTCAGAAGTCCAGCGATACCTCGATGCGGTCACCGACGTTTTATTCCGTGCCAGGTATGCGCCAAAAGCCAACTTTGCTAGCCAGCAGCATGAGGCCTATCTAAGCAATGGTGCGTTTGGTACTGGCGTGATCTTCGTTGATGAGATAGTAGGCGAGTCGCTGCGTTACCGTGCAATCCCGCTGTCTGAAGTTTTCATAGCTGAAGACTTTTCCGGGATCATCAATCGCGTACACCGCAGGTTTCGCCTGACAAACCGTCAAGCAGTGGACATGTTCGGCCGCGAAGCCCTCCCAGACGGTATCGTCAACAAGTCTGAAGGCCCGCAGGCAGACGACAAGACCGATTTCATCCATTGCGTGTATGAGAATAAGGAGCGGAAGGGCGGTGACCGTAGTTGGAAAGGGATGCCGTGGCGCTCTATCTACGTGTCCGTTGACTTCCGGGAAACGGTTGATGAAGGCGGCTACCGCACCATGCCGTACAGTATCGGTCGTTACATCACCACGCCTGGGGAGGTTTACGGGCGCTCCCCGGCTATGCTCGTGCTACCTGACATCAAGATGCTCAATGAGCAAGAAAAGACCGTGATGCGTGCCGCCCAGCGAATGGTTGAACCTCCTTTGCTGGTCAGCGAAGACGGGGCTTTACAGCCGTTTAATGTGCGGCCTAATGCCTTGAACTATGGCTACTTAAACGATCGCGGCGAAGCTCTCGTGCAGCCTCTGCAAATGAATGGGAACATTCCTCTCGGGCTGGAGCTGCAAGACCAAAAGCGCAAGGTAATTCAAGATGCGTTCCTTGTCACTCTGTTTCAGATCCTAGTTGATCAGCCGAATATGACCGCGACTGAGGCGATGCTTCGCGCCCAAGAGAAGGGTCAGTTGCTGGCGCCAACCATGGGCCGCTGGCAGTCTGAGCAGCTTGGCCCAATGATCGAGCGTGAGCTTGATATTCTTGGTAATGCCGGGATGCTTCCACCAATGCCCAAAGCGATGATGGATCGTGGTGGCCAGGTAGAGATCAGTTATGAATCGCCGTTGAATCGGGCGCAACGCGCTGAGGAGGGTATGGCTATTTTGAACACGTTGTCAGCTGCAGGATCTGTCGCGCAGTTCGATCCAAGCGTTGTGAAGCTGTTCAAAGGACAGGATGCAATGCGTGAACTCGCAGATATCAACGGCATGCCATCGAAGTTGCTTTACTCTCCAGAAGAGATGGAGCAGATCAACGCGCAGGACGCCCAGCAACAGCAGCTATCTCAGCTCCTGCAAGCCGCGCCGGTGGCTGGGCAGGCGGCCGAAAGTTTCGCCAAGGCCAATATTCTGGCGAATCAATCAGGCCCATCGGTGGTTAGCCAATGAATCCATTGAAGTTTATCTACGACAAGTTGATGGGCCGGCGTATGGCGTATCGATCTTGTTTTCTTGGCGAGGATGGGAAACTAAGCCAGGATGGCGAACTTGTTATGGCCGATCTGATGAAGTTTTGCCGCTCAACAAAGTCAACTGCTCAAATTTCACCAACAGGGGTAATCGATCCTTTCGCGACTCACCTCGCAGAAGGTCGCCGGGAGGTTCTTATTCGCATACAATCTCAATTGGGGATTAGTGATATGGATCTCCGAGAGTTAGCACAACAGATGGCCGGGCATTCCGATAACCAGTGAGGTAATACCAGATGGAACAAGTACCAAGCGGCGAACAGCAACAACAAGCCGCACCTACACCAGACCAACAAGCTGCAGCACAAGATGCGTCGAAGTCGTGGTACTCAGGCTTCGACGAACTGACCCGAGGCTACGTAGAACAGAAAGGATTCAAAGATCCTGCTGCCGTGGTCAATAGCTATCAGAACCTTGAGAAGCTGATGGGTCATGACCGCGCCGGCCGCACCATGGTGCTGCCAAAGGACGATCAGGACACCGAGACCCTAGGCAAGATCTACGACCGTCTAGGACGGCCTGCATCCGCTGAAGACTATAAGCTTGCCATTCCTGAAGGTGACGCCGGCGAGTTCGCTAAACTTGCTGCTGGAAAGTTTCACGAGCTAGGGCTGTCTTCGAAGCAAGGCCAAGCCCTGGCCGAATGGTTCAATGGCCACGGCGCGCAACTTCAGCAGCAGCAGAACGCCGAGGTTGAGCGCAAGCGTGATGAAGACTTTTCCAAGCTTGAACAGGAATGGGGCGACCAATTTAATACGCGCTCTGAGATCGCGCGCCGCGCCATGCGAGAAGCTGGGCTTACACCAGAAGAAGGTGCACTGCTGGAAAATGCACTTGGCGTTCATAAGGCGGCGAAGGCATTCGAATTCTTCGGTAAATTGTTCTCTGAGCATTCTGGTAAAGGCTTTGAGAACAGCGGTGGTGGTCGGTTCTCGCAAACACCTGAAGAGGCTAAAGCTAGAATTGATTCATTGACCAGGGATGCTGCATGGCAAAAGCGCTACTTTGCTGGGGATGCTGATGCCAAGGCAGAGTTTGAACGTCTGAATAAGACGGCGTATCCTTCGTAAAAGAACTAGTCTGTCGCGCCGATATTTGGCGCGACAGATATGCGGACAAGGCGAAAGCCCCGCGCAGAAACAAACAAGCAGTGATCGGCCCCCTATCGGGACAAGCCAAAAGAACCCTTTTGACTTAACCGATAGGTGACCATCATGTCGCAATTTGTACCAACACACTTTGTTCAGCAATACACGTCTAACCTCCAAATGCTGCTGCAGCAAAAAGGTTCGCGCCTTCGCGATGCAGTGATGACATCCTCCCACATCGGCGAGAAAGCTGTAGCTGTTGATCAGCTCGGCCCTGTTACCGCTCGCCAAGTGACTGGCCGTTATCAGCCTCTGGTTCCTGATGACACCCCAACTGATCGTCGCTGGGTGTCTCCAGGGGATTACGACTGGAACGATCTGGTCGACAACTTCGACAAACTGCGCCTGCTGGTCGATCCAACCTCGTCTTACGTGACCCAGGGTACCTACGCCATCGGTCGTGCTATCGACGCCGAAATCGTTCGCGCCCTGTTGGGCACTGCGCAGACCGGGAAAACCGGCACCACAGCAACCACGCTGCCAGCCAGCCAGGTTGTAGGTGTAAACGTCGGCGGCACCAACACTGGTCTGAACAAAGACAAACTGGTCGCTGCTCGCCGTCTGTTGATGGCCGCTGAGGTCGATATCGACAACGACCCGCTTTACGTCGCCATCACTGCTGCTCAGCATGCTGACTTGCTGAAAGAAACGCAGGTGGTCAACACCGACTACGTGAGTCGCCCTGTCCTGATGGATGGCCGCATTCAATCGTACCTCGGCTTCAACTTCATCCACATCGAAGGCCTCCCGCTGGTATCAGCTGGCATCCGCGCCGTACCTGTGTGGGCGAAATCGGGCATGCACCTTGGCATGTGGAAGGACGTATCCGGCCGAGTGGATCAGCGCTTCGACCTGTCGTCCCTGCCTTGGCAGGTATACGTTTCTGCGACCTTCGGTGCTACCCGCCTCGAAGAGAAGAAGGTCGTCCAAATCAACTGCTTCGAATCCTAAGGGGACTGACTCATGGCTCTCGTAAACACCAAGTCCACGGTCATCACTAACGCCGATGCTGGCGTTCTGAGTGACCGCAAACTGGCCCGCGCTCGCGTTCTCAGTTCCATTGGCTTCGTTATCAAGGCGGCATCCGACAGCAACAACTCGGTATTCCGCTTTGCGCGCCTGCCATCGAACGCGATCATTCGCTCCATCACCGTCAACTCCGACGCTGCCATCACTGGCGGCACTGCCTTCCAGCTGGCTGGTTATGACACGCCGACCGCCAACTCTGGCGTAGTCATCGCTAACCTGACTTCGTTCGGCGCTGCGCTCGATCTCTCGACTGCTGGGATCAAGACAGTTCTACCCGGTGCTGCAGACGTTGAGAAGACCTTGTGGCAGCTTCTGGGCCTCGCGACCGATCCAGGCAAGTCGGTAGACATCGCTTTGCTGGCCACCACGTCCGGCTCGACCGCCGCCAACATCTCGATGGATATTCACTGGGTCGAGTAAGCCAAACCCGGCGTCTTCGGACGCCGGTTTCCTTTAAGGAGTAAGAACATGGCACAGCGACAATACGCAATTGATGTTGGTCAGCATTATTCGCAAGTAGTCATCACAACCGGATCTGGTGCGACCGCCGGTCTTCAGTTGCTCATCGATGACGCAAAGCTGACAAAGAAGGAAGACGCGATCGTCCTTCTTACCGAACTGGTTACGCGCATCCAGCGTGAGCCATGGCCTCCAGTTAACTCGTAAGGACACGGAAATGACCAATCGGAAGAAGGTCAGATCAGACGGCACTGATGCTTTCACGGTGGCTACAACTCCAGGGCAGATGTTCCCTTTGGGATATGCCCAGATCACCGACGTCAGCTCTGTCGTCTCTCTCACGGTTCCGACCGGTGCGAACTTTGCGCTTGTTCAGGTAGAAGGCGCGCCAGTTCGGTGGAGAGATGATGGCGTGAACCCAACGGCTACCACAGGGATGAGGCTGACAACCACCGGCGAGCTAAAACTCGACACCACGTTGAGTGCGGTGCGCATCATCCAAGAGGCAGCAGGCGCCAAACTAAACATCAGCTTTTACGGGTGATCCCATGCCAAGCACTGAAGCTATTGAAGGTATTCCAGGGAAAGATGGGACTAATGGGACAAACGGAACGAATGGCGCCCCTGGAGCCCCTGGGACACCATTCACGCCCAATACGCCGACAGTTGTGACGCCTGTGTTTGGGGTCGCCGCGCAAGCCGCTGATCCGACAAAGCCAGCCCAGATATCGATTATGACGCGGGCGACATACAGCATCACGGTAGCAGCGACGTATACTGACACTGTAGAGCTGAGGATCGGCGCAGTGGCCTCTGAAGTCGCGAGCGGCACTGGATCGAGCATCAAGGTAGCAGAGGCAATCTTTGGCATCACTGGGATTGCGCTTGCTGTGGGCATGGGTCTTGACCAAGAAAACCAGCTTGTAGCCACTCTGCCTATCGGGTGGTATTACGCGGTAAGGCGCACGAACGGAACCCGCGCTGTTTTGGGTAACTGTGTGAGTCAGCCACTCTCCTGAGGTCAATATGGCATCGAAGACAGACATTGCTAACCGCGCTCTAACCAAGTTGGGCGATGATCGTATCATCGACTTGCTAGACGACACAGAGCGCGCCCGGACGATCAACAGCTTGTATAACTCATGCCGGGATGCAGAGCTGCGGGCGCATGTCTGGAACTTCGCTGTTCAACGTGTATCACTGCCGAGGCTGGCAAGCGTGCCGGCTTTCGGCTTCAAATTCGAATACCAATTACCTTCAGACAGCCTGAGAATTATTCAGGTTGCTGAAGAATGGTATTGGTGGGGCGGTCAAGACTGGGTAACAGGACCAATGAGCCAGTTCCAGATTGAAGGCCGCAAGCTTCTGACAGACTACGATGCGCCTCTCGACATCCGTTACATATCGAGAGTTGACGACACCGGCCTCTATGACTCGCTTTTCGTTGAGGCGTTTGCTTGCCGGCTTGCGCTGGAAGCTTGCGAGCGAATCACTCAATCAAATACGAAGTTGCAGTCGATCCAGCAGCAGTACCAGGAAACAATGCGTATGGCCCTTAGAGTGGATGCAGTAGAAAACCCGCCTCAGCAACTTCCTGACGAATCCTGGATGATCTCGCGCCTATGAAAGCAACGCCGATTCAAAGCAGCTTCAACGCTGGTGAGTGGGCGCCTGAGCTGTCAGGGCGCACTGATCTGGCAAAGTACGGCAACAGTTGCTACCGAATGGAGAACTGCATCCCATTGGTTCAGGGGCCAGTCCGGCGCCGTGCCGGGTCTCACTTCGTCGCCGAGGTTAAAAGCTCTGGCGTCAAGACGTGGTTGGTTCCATTCGAAGTGGCTTCGGATCAGGCATATGTCCTTGAGTTCGGGCAATTCTACATCCGGTTTTTTGCTAACCATGCAGCTGTTGTATCAGGTCTGTCGCCTGTCGAGATTGCAAGCCCGTATACGACCCCGGATCTTGTGCGACCTGATGGTTCTTTTGCGCTGAGTTTCGTGCAATCGGCTGATGTTCTCTACATTGCTCACCCAAATTTCCAGACGCGCAAGCTTTCACGAACCGGGCCAAACACTTTCGTCTTGTCGGTTATGGATGTTCAGGGGGGGCCATTCGAGGACATCAATCCTGACCAAACGATCACGATGCAGGCGAGTACCACCGCGTTCACTGGCGGAGTAACGATCACGGCGTCAGCCTCAATCTTTACTCCTCAGGACATTGGTAAGCGTATTCTGATCGAGCAAAACATTGTCGATGGAAACACGCAATGGGAAGTCAGCAAGACAGTCACACTAAACCAGATCGTCCGCAGTGATGGTAAAAACTACAAAGCTACGAACGCCGGGACAACCGGTTCCGTGCGACCTGTGCACACTCTTGGGACTCGATCTGATGGCGTAATCAATTGGCAGTTCCTTGACCCAGGTTATGGATGGGCATTGATAACGGGCTACACCAGCCCGACAGTTGTTGTCGGCTCTATCGACAGCCCGTTCCCAAATGGCGCCGTATCTACGCCGAGTAATCGATGGGCCTTTAGCTCATGGAACAGCCAGGCAGGCTGGCCGTCGCATGTGACTTTTTTCCGTGAGCGTCTCTGTTTTGCCCGGGCATCTGACCAAAAGTTGTGGTTCTCGGTTGCCGGCGACTTTGAAGACTTCAGCCCAAAAGATGCTGGCGGAAATGTTGTTGCTGATCAGGCGATCTCGATCCGTATCGACTCCGACAAGATAGACACGATCCAATGGCTAGCCCCGGCGGATGCTTTGCTGGTAGGCACCTCAGGCGCAGAGCATGCCGTGCGCGAGATGACAACCAACGAGGCGTTTGGCCCCGGGAACGTAAAGATCACCAAGCAATCGAACTACGGCTCATCAGGTATGACACCTGTCTTTGCCGGCGCCACGATCATGTTCGCGCAACGCAGTGGTCGTAAACTGCGCACCTATCAATACGATTTCAGCAGAGACTCTTACGACGGCGCGGACATGTCAGCACTGGCTCCGCACTTCTTCCGAAGGGGTTACCGAATCACTCAAGCATGCTTCCAGCAAGACCCATACAGCATAGTTTGGAGCGTCCGCACGGATGGTCTGTTACTTGGATTCACATTCGACCAAGAACAGTCTGTACAGGCGTGGCACCGTCACACATTTCACGGTGAAGTAGAATCTGTCGTTTCGATTCCTTCTCCAGATGGCGGTCGAGACGATGTTTGGATGATTACCAAGCGAATCATAAACAGCATCACCAGACGCTATGTGGAATATCTTGATGAAGAATGGGATGACAGCCTACCGCTTGCCGATGCTTTCTATGTCGATAGCGGCCTGACCTATAGTGGCTCTCCAATCACCACCGTATCGGGACTTTCCCATCTTGAAGGCGAAGTCGTCGATGTTCTTGCTGATGGCGCCCCTCGACCGCGCAATCAGGTAATCGGCGGAAAGATCACACTAGACCGCCCGTCCAGCAAGCTTGTGGTAGGCATCCCTTGTCCAGCAAAGGTCGCTACAATGAGGCTAGAGGCCGGCGCCGCTGATGGAACCGCCCAGGGCAAGATCAAGAGGATAACCCATGTCACGTTCCGGTTCATGATGACGCTTGGCGGAAAATTCGGGCCGTCGGAAGACAAGCTTGAAACGATCGACTTCAGGTCTGGAAGTGACCCAATGGATCGCGCTCCGCCAACACTTGAAGACGGCGACAAGCGTCAGACATGGAACAGCGGATATGAGAAAGAGGCGCGTATCTGGTATGTGAATGACCAGCCCTTGCCGTTTACACTAAATGCCATAATCCCGGAAGTTAACACTCAGGATCGGTAAATGCGCCTAATACCCTATGAGCCATGGCACGCTAGAATGATTGAGCTGCAAAAGGCTCAGGAGTATATGCGCGAATTCCTTACGGAAGACGATATTCAGGCCCGTCCTTTGCTGGGGCCGTGTTACACGGTCATGGATGATGGGTTGGTCATTTGCTGTGCGGGGATATGCAACTTCTGGCCTGGCCGAGGCATGATCTGGTCGCTTATATCGAAGCATGTGACGCCATCTCGGCTCGTTATCATGCACCGCATGGTTTCAGAAATTCTAATTGGCGATGTCCCACCGCGACTGGAATTTGTCGTTGACTCGGATTTTCCAGCAGCTCATCGCTGGGCAAAGATGCTTGGGTTCAAACATGAAGCCCATATGCCCGGCTGGGGATATGAAGGCCGAGATGCAGATCAATATGTGAGGTTTTCCTAATGGCAGCCGCAATTCCATTTGTCATTGCTGGCATCAGCGCATATGGCGCTATTTCGCAAGGCCAGCAGGCCTCGTCTGCGGCAAACGCCAACGCATCGCTTGCCAAACAGCAAGCACAATCTGCGCTGCAACAAGGCGTGGCTGACGAGGACAGGCTGCGCCGGCAGCAAGCAGCATTCAATGGTGAGGCTCGCGCACAGACTGCTCAATCGGGTACTGGGTTTGATGGGTCTAACCTTGACGTCGCGAGGCAGAACGCAACGCTTCAGCAGCTCGACTTGCTGAATACTCGATACAACGCCCAATTACAGGCGTCTGGGCTTCTTGCGCAGGCGGATCAGGATACGATTGCAGCGAATAACGCCAAGAAGAACGCCACGCTTTCAGCGGTAGGTTCCATAGCCGGCGGCTACGGTAATTCCCTGCGTAACAAAAGTGTTCTGAATTCTCAGAGAACAGGTTATGGCTCGTACGGGAGCGTTGCCTAATGCCTACAATTCCGTTTTACCGAGATCAGGTTTCGCAGGGCCGTGAGCAGTTCGCACGAGTGCGCGAGCAAGACGTCAGCAGTGGCTTGAATAGTATTGCGCATGGCCTTCAAGACGTAGGACAAGGCCTGCAGGCGGAACAGATCAACCTTGCCCAGAAGCAGCATCAAGCAGACCTTGAAGCGGACAAACTTGAGATCGCCAAGCGAAACAGCCAGGCAGACATAGATCTGCAGAGCGCCTGGACTGAAATGCAAAACAACTACAAGGAGGGAGATGGAGACCTTCCTGACAAGTTCTTCAGCTACTACAAAGACTACACAAAGTCTTCGCTCGAAGGGTTGAAGACTCAGCAGGGCAAGGACATGCTGAGCAATCGACTAGAGGATGTCCGGGCTAATTGGGGTAGTCGCGCTATCCAATGGCAAGCACAGGAAAACGCTCGATCGCAGATTGCTGGCCTAGATACCGTAGCCGAGAATTACAAGAAGGCCGTTATCCAAAATCCTGCTCTTGCTCAGCAATACGCAGCTCAGTACAAAGCTGATGTTGATGCGATGCAGATCGCCCCAGAGTACAAGCGCGATGCGATTCAGAAGACAGTCGAAGGGATCGCCTTTACAGCTGAGCAGGCTATTGCCGATCGCAACCCTGGCGCATCATTCAAGCAAGGTTCTCGCTGGTCATTCGATGCACTTGACGCGGACAAGCAACTCAAGCTGATGGACTTTGCAGCTCAGCGACAGCGTCAGTATGCAGCTGAAGCACGTCAGGCCATATCGCTTCAACTCGGTGATGTGCAGGCGCAGCTGATGGATGGCATTGAGCCTACTTCCGCGCCATCTTCTGCTCAGATCACCGCTGCATTTGGGGCTGACAAGGCTGCACCAATCATCAGCCGCCTGAACAATGCTCGTCAGTACGGCCGAGATGTCCGCGACTTCGCGATGATGCCGCCTGAAGAGATCCAAAAAACACTTTCCGAAAGGCAGCCGACCCAGACGTCAGGTTATGCTGATGCAGCCCGACTCCAAGATCAAAGGGTAAGAGCTGCGCAGCAAACACTCGTTCAGCGTAATAAAGAACCTGCCGATTTCATGTTGCGTCATTCGCCAGATGTAGCCCGATCGTACAATCAGTTTGCTGCGGTAATGTCTGACCCTGGAGCTACGCCAGAGGCAAGAACTCAGGCGGCTCAGATTTATGCAACCAAGTCTCTTGCTCAGCAAAATGACCTTGGTGTTCTCAATCCTCACATTCTGCCGAAAGCGTATGAACAGGATATTGTCGCCGGTTTCTATCAGCAGCCGAATGGAGGCGAGAATGCGGCCACGATGATCGAACAGAACCAGCAAACATGGGGAGCATACTGGCCGAAGATCATGCAACAGATCGGGACGAAGTTGCCGAAAGAGGCTCAAGTCATCGCTAGCGGAGTTCCGAAGGATCTGTCAGAACGTTTGGCATCCACGGCCACCCTTAAGGATGAAGAGCTGTACCGGCCTCTGCAAAAGGGCCAAAAGGCTGAGATTCAGGAAGCCGTATCTGATGCCCTCCAACCATTTTCTCAATCGCTCCAAGGCCAGGCCGGGGGGCAACAAACGTTCAACACTTTCTATGACACTGCTATTCGCGCAACAGCATCTTATGTACTTGGCGGAGCAGATCCAAAGAAGGCTGCTCAAAAAGTCGCCGATGGGATGGTCAATCAGAAATACGAATTCTACGAAACCTATCGTGTTCCAAAAGCATTGGACACTGCCGCCGTGCGCAGAGGTGCGCAAGCATCATTGCAATCGATCACGGCAGATGATCTTGTTGCTCTGCCTGGCGTCCCTGGCGTTACTGAAGAGACAAACCGTCAACAACTTCAAGAGGCCGTACGCACGTCAGGGCAGTGGGTTTCAAACGCAGATGAAACTGGGTTATCTCTCACCGTCAACGGCTATCGCGTGCTTGACAAGGATCGTAAGCCGATAACGAAGAGCTGGAACGAATTGATAGACGCCGGGACGCAGGCGCCTGCTGAATATCGGATCGCTCCAACAATGGTGCTGCCATGACGATTTATGCTGGTGACGCCCCGGCGTTAGACCGCCGCACGATTCTTGATGTCCCGGCAGAAAGCGGAGTATTCGGCGCGGCTTTTGACGAGGCGTTCGCAACCAACCCTTCAACATCTCTTGCGCGCATGGAAGGCCTTACTCAGGAGCAGGAAGGCCGTGCTGTGGTCATGGGGCCTGAGTCTTACTTCGCTCCTAATCAAGCGAGGATGGAGCCTGACAGCCCGCTGGTTAGCGCTCAGGACGCACGCGATAAGGTCGACTCTCTTGGTCTGAAGCTGAATATCCCCGACCAAGGGATTCGTTCTGGTGCGCTTGACGTGTTGATCGAACGGCAACAGGCACAGCTTGCCCGACAACAAGTTCTGGCGCGTGCCGGCAGTTCATTTGGGACGCAGCTTTCTGCCGGCCTTGCCGCATCGATTATTGATCCGATCAATATCGCATCAGCTTTTGTCCCAGTTGTTGGCGAAGCTCGTTATGCGGCGTTACTTGGGCGAGCAGCAACTCCGCTTGCGCGGGCTGGCGTTCGTGTTGGCGTCGGCGCCGTTGAAGGAGCAGTCGGCGCGGCAATCGTCGAGCCATTACCATTGCTCGCGGCACGTCAGGATCAAACCGATTACGATCTTTCAGATTCCCTGTCGAATATCGCGTTCGGCGCGATCCTCGGAGGCGGCTTGCATACCGTCGGCGGCGCAGTGACTGATCGGCTGCGCAGAAACATCGCGACCGAAACTGATGTCCCGGGCGCAGCGCTGGCGCCGGAGTCGGTGGAGTCAGTCGCTGCACGTTCGCCAAGCCTCGCGGGCTTTGACCGGGCATTCGATAACGACCCTATTACCGCTTTGAAAACAACGCTGGCACGCCAACTTCAGGATGACCAGGCGTCTCTGCTGACGTCGGCACAGAAGCGTGCTATTGACGAAATAATCCCGACCTTGACTGGCGAGCGGATTGGTAACGTCGCCGATTTGAAGGCGCAGAAGCTTGGCATTGATACGCGCTTGCTTGGATTGGATGACACATTCAAGGCAAGAGCAAAGGAATTTCAGGGCCAAGGACTGTCAAGGAAAAAGGCTGAGTCTGCAGCTCGCCGAGCAATTGCAGTGGAGCGTGACCAGCTTGAGGCTCAATCGTCTGGAATTGATGCAACCCTTGACATAAATCGTCAAGGCGAACTGAACCGTGCAGATCTCAACGCGCTGAATCGAGGCGTAATCCCTGAGCGCCTGAAGCCAATCATTGAAGCGCGTACTTCTCAGATTATGCAGGGCTACGAGCAGAGGCCTATAGGCCCAGCTATACAGACAGCTCGCGAGAAAGCTGAGACTGCAGATTGGACTGTTCGAGAGAGCGCATTGAAAACAGCAGTTTCTCAGGCAGTAACAGGTCGCGATATTGACGTGCAGCACTTGTTCGACCTGGAAGACCCTAGCAAAGCCATGATGGCCAGTGAGTCCATCAGGAAGGGCGCTGTGCGACAACCAGATCCTATTTCAAACAATGACAGCTTGAGAGCCGATGACGTTGTAAAATCGCAGAAGGACGACCTTGATCAGACTCAAGCTGACTATGACGAAGAGCTTGCACTATCCGAATCCATGCTTAAGCAGCTGCCAGAAGCTGATCGCGCGGCAGTTGAGAAAGCAGCGGGCGCTGAAATTGAAGCATCAAACCTGCAAGCGCAAAAGGCTGAGCAATATGCCAAGGCCTACAATGCTGCTGCACTCTGTGATTTGAGGACTGGTGTATGAACCCCTGCATTGATGCAGTAAAGGCAGCGGCTGGAGATCTTGACGATCGTGAACTGTCTGAGATCTTCGAGACGCTGCGTGGTCGCGCCAAAGAATTAATGGCCCGCGAGCAATCGCTCAGCATGGAAGACGCAACCTTGCGCGCTGCCGATGAACTCCAGAAACAGGCCAAGCAAGCGGCACTCATTGAAAAGCGCAACGCACTGATCAACCTCCGTCGGCGGGCGGAGGTGGTGTCGTTCATCCGAACGAACTTCGCAGACCGTCCTGACCTTGGCTTTGAATCCCTGTTGGTAGGAACCAACCTTGCTCGTAAAGGTTCGCGTCTTTCTGTCGCTGCCGAGCAGAAAACGCTGGGGGATGCGTACATCGGCGGTCTGCTGAATGACCTGAGCAAGGAAGATCTCTTACCCCTGCTCGCACGTGGCGATTCAGATCTCGACATTGCTGACGCGCTCTGGAAGATCGGCAAAGGACAAGACACAAAGAATCTGAATCCTGACGTGGTGAAGATCGCCAGCATCATTCAGAAGTATCAGGAGGCATCCCGCATTGATGCCAACCGCGCCGGCGCCAGCATTGGTAAGCTGGATGGCTATATCACAAGACAAAGCCATGATGGTGAGAAGATCGAGACTGCAGGCTTCGACAAGTGGATGAATGACATCCTGCCAAAGTTGGATAACACAACCTTCGAGGGCGTGACGGATATAAGCGCCTTCATGCGTGGCGTCTATAGCGGTTTGGTAACGGGTGACCACCTGAAGTCTGCGTCGGTAGCTCCAACGGGGTTTAAGGGGCCATCCAACATTGCAAAAAAGATGAGCCAGGAACGCGTTCTTCACTTCAAGGATGGCGTGGCCTGGCACGAATACAACAAACTTTACGGCTCCGGCAGTCTGCGCGAATCGGTACTGAGCGCGCTCGACATGGCTGGACAAAACACGGCTCTGATGCGACGGCTCGGGACTAATCCTGAAGTCAATCTGAACATGGCAATGGATATCGTTGCTGAAGACATTCGCAAGACAGGTGATGACGCCGCTCTGCGAAATTTCAACGATATCCGCGCTACAAAGCTGGACAACAGGTTTAAGGAAGTCAGCGGACAAACCCGAATCCCCGGCAACGCCAGTCAGGCCCGAGTCGCTGCGAACGTTCGGGCGTGGCAGTCTATGTCAAAGCTCGGTGGTGCCTTGCTATCGAGCTTTACAGACTTGCCTGTTGCCGCCAGCGAGATGAAATATCAGGGTAAGAACTTTCTAGGGTCGCTTGGCGAGATGGTTGGCGGACTAACGAAGGGGCGTGGCAGCCAAGAGCAGAAGCAGATTCTGTCATCTTTTGGAGTTTATGCGGACTCGATGCGTGGCGAGATCGTCAGGCGCTTCTCGGCTGATGATTCTGTCGGTGGCAAAACATCGCGATGGATGGGCCACTTTTTCAGATTCAACGGCCTGTCGTGGTGGACTGACGCGAACAAGGCTAGCGCCGGTCTGATGATGTCCAACCATCTGGCGCAGAACAAATCACTCGGATGGGACAAACTCAATCCTAACCTTCAGCGCTCGCTCAGCCTCTACGACATTGATGCAGCGAAGTGGGATCTGTTGCGCAACATGGAGTCTAAGCACGCAGACGGGCGTGACTATCTGACGGCTGATGGAATCGCTGAAATCCCGGATGCAACGCTTTATGGATACCTGAAAAACATCGGGCTGAGTTCGTCGGTGCCAGCCATCCGTGAAGTGCGTGAAGGACTTCAGCGAAGCCTGCGCTCATATATCAATGACCGGGTTAGCTATGCCGTACTTGAGCCTGACGCAAGAACTCGATCGATCATGAACCAAGGGACTCAGCCAGGAACTGTCCCCGGAGACCTTCTGCGTTTCGTGACCCAGTTTAAAAGCTTCCCGGCTGCATACATGCAGAAAACCATGGGGCGCGAGCTTTATGGCAGGGGGTATGCTCCAACACCGCTTGGTGAAGGCTATAGGGGGAGCAAGGACTTCCTATCAGCTATGAAAAACGGCAATGGTGAAATGCTTGCTCTTGCGCAATTGATCGTCTGGACTACAGCTTTCGGCTACTTGTCGATGACTGCAAAGGACGCGGTTAAAGGTCGTGAGCCGCGCCCAGTCAACAGTGCTGCCACATGGGGCGCAGCATTCACCCAAGGCGGCGGAATTGGGATCATGGGGGATTTCTTTTTTGGTCAGGCCAATCGGTTTGGAAACTCCGCTCTTGAAACTGCGGCAGGCCCGGTGATTGGGACTGGGTCAGACCTGATAAACCTGTGGAATCGAGCAAGAACCGGCGACGATGCCGCTGCCTCAGCTTTGCGTCTAGGTTTCAATAACACCCCTTTCCTGAATCTCTTCTATACGAGGATAATGCTTGACCATCTCGTGTTGTGGTCATTTCAGGAGGCAGCGAATCCTGGATCTCTGCGCCGAACAGAACAAACCATCCGCGAGCAGAACAATCAGGAATTTCTGATCCGTCCTTCTCAGAGCTACCTTGACCCACTGGGGATCGCCCGGTAAGGAACGACAATGACCGTTAGCAGTGAGCAAAGCAGCGTATCGTATGTGGGCAACGGGGCTACCACTACATTCGCCATTCCCTATTACTTTTTGGACAAAACGCACATTGTCGTATCTTTGACGTCATCGAATGGTGTTGCGATCCCTAAGGTGCTTGACGTCGATTACACAGTGACTGGAGCCGGAAACCAAGCGGGCGGCTCGCTGACATTCAACGTTGCGCCACCAAATCTCTCATCTTTGGTAATCCTTCGCGTAGTTCCAGTCACTCAGTTGACTGACTATCAGCCGAACGACGATTTCCCAGCCGAATCGCATGAGCGTGCTCTTGATAAGCTGACCATGATTACGCAGCAACTGTCCGAAGAAGAAAGTCGTGCGCTGCGCCACCCTGTTGATAGCGAACATTACGAGGCGGAAAACCGCCGGATAGTCAATCTCGAAGATCCCGTCGATCAGCAGGACGCTGTAACCAAGAACGCCATGGAAGTCTACGTTGGTGAGGTTATCACTGCAGGCACAGGCCCGTTCAACCTGGCGCAGAATGTAATCTACATCGACCCATACGGTGTCCCAAAGGTAGTGCAAGACATGAGCGGCCCCCAGGGTGGAAAGCTCAATGGCTTTAAGCAAACCGGGACGAATACCGTTCAGCGTGATATTTACGAAAAGACCCGCCGAGAAATAGAGCTTGGGGACTATCTTGCTGGCGGCGCCAACGATCAGATCCAGTTCAATAACATGCTTGCCGATATTCCAAATAAAACGGTAAGTCGCCTGATCACCATCGGCGGTCTTCAGTCCAGTTATAGCGGGACGACGCCAAGAGTAATCGTAAGGGCTGGTGACTATTCCCTGAGTGATGCATTAACACTTCCTGCATATGTGAATCTTGAAGGCGAAGAATGCCTTATTACACAAAATGGAGGGGTCACTAAAGACATCTTCACAGGGGTGGCCTATCTCTGGCAAATCCAGGGTTTCAACACGGCCGGCGGCAGGAATGCCTTCAGTTTCCATAACGACAATATCAACTCGGCCATGGTTGAGATTTCCAATTGCGATGTCCAACTGGCTAATGGTTTCGGTTTCAATACTTTTGCAACCGGTTCTGATGGTGGAGGCAATGCCTACAGCCACCTCTCAACCGAGTTCAATATTCACAAGGTTCGAATTCTATCGTGCAAGCAAGCCATCAATAACGCTTGCGATCATATGACGATCAGCCAATCTTGGATTCAGGCTGATAAATCTAACATTACGCCGTCCACTGCGCAGATTATCAACAAAGGTGCATCTGCCACAGACCCTAACGCGCTGACGCGCATGCACATCAAAGACACCTTTATGATTCCGAATGTCGGAACGTTGGGTGTCGATAGAGTTGCGGGGGTTAGATGGATCGATAACTATGGAAGTATTTCCGCCTCGCAGACAAGGTTTGGCGGAGAGAACGGAGGAATGCAAATTGTTGCGCAGCTAGGAGCGCCAAACACTGGCTTTCCATGGAACAGCACTGAAGTAGCATTTTACGGATGTTTCCTATTTGCTGGGCCAGACGGATCTGCTGATTCGTGTGTTCTTGCGATTCAGGGCCAAGTACCTAATAGGTTCGTGATGCGCGATTGCACGGGGCCTCTGTCCAGTCCGATAATTGCAAACCTTTCTTCTACTAACCTGCCGGCTTATTTCGCAGCGTTTGAAGCGGCTAGCGGAAGAAAAGCTTACGAATATTTCAAAATTCAGATCGATGATGTTAACCACGATCTTGCGGCATATACGCCGATCCGCCCAATGATTCCTGCAGGTCTAGCCCCTTACAATGTCAAGGGAAGATCTACAAAAGTTCGCAAACAAACTCAATCGATCAGCAATGGCCTTGCGGTTAACCTTGTTTCTTTCGCGACGATTGTAGACGACAACATTGGTGCATTCTCGCTAACAAACCCGACGCGGCTTGTTATGCCAAACGGATGCAACAAGATGACTATTAACGCATCGCTGATCATGGCCGTTGATGGCGCCGCCAAGACCATCATCTTTGACTTGGTTGATTCTGGAGGCACATACGTTGACGGGGAGGGAGAACTGAAGGGCATAAACCCTGATGCAGACCGGATCAAGTCTGTGTTCAAAGTATCTGGCCCACCTGGAACCTATTGGCAACTTAGGATCCGCCACAACGCTGCAGCAGCATTAAACATGCTCGACTGCCAAGTCGATATTACGGCTAATGATTACCTTGGATAGACGAACGCCGGCATCGCGCCGGCGCTCCTCATTCCTCATGCTGTCGCCGATTTCTGTCATTTGATCATCTCAACCATCCTTGCTCATGACTGATAGGATGTCGTGTAGATAGCCAGTCGCCACACTTGGCTGGGTGCCTGCGGAATCGCATAGACGCTGGACGAATTCGGTAGCCTTCTTCATGCGTTCTGCATCCTTGCGCAAGGCCTCTGCATCCGCCATGAAGCATCCGTCGCATGGCTCGGATTTGTCTTTGCGCAGCTCCACGTTCTCGGTGGTGAGCTTTTCGATTTCCTCAATCATCCGAAGAACCGTAACGGGGTTTACTTCACCCAAGAACTGCCTCAACGCGCAACGCTCTTCATGATTCATGATGTAGGCCTGCTGCTTCTGCAGCATCAAGAGCCCGCCAACACATTGAGCCAGCAGCTTCAGTTCGCTGTAGTCGTTCATGGCTTCACCTTCAGGCCGGCGGCTTCGATGGCAGCGTCTACAGCGTTGGCGTCGTATGCGGGGAGTCCGAGCTTCTCTGTGTCGAGGTAATCAGGCAGCTCAATCACCAGCGATTCGCGGGAGGCTTTCCACGTCTCCAGCGCTAAAAGAGTTCGTGGACACTCGTAATATTTCCCTATGCCAGGGAAGTTCCGATATGCCAGATCCAGCGATTTAGATCTGGCCCAAGCCTCAAATTCTTCGTTTCCTATACTCATAGCTTCACCTCTGGCTCTGGTGGATATGGCATCCAATGCGTTGGTACAAGATCCCCGTCCAAGCGTTCAACACCTTGAGGGCCGTAGCACCAAGCGTCCTCATTGAACTGTTCATCCTCGCTGTAATCGCCGCTGTCTCGCTCCTTTTCGGTCATGAAAGAATCGGCGCAGGTGAACTGCCCATTGATTACACCGCAGTCCTCCCGGTAGAACAGGACATCAACGTGCTTGGGGCATGTTTCCATCGGTTGCCAGTGACTCGCCGCGCCATCTCTGAACCCGTCCCGCGCCGCATTGGCCATGTCTACGGCGGTGTACGCTGCCGGTTGATCCGGGTCTACACGGTCGTAGAAGTAACCGATGCCGTCGCCATTCGTGAGTGTGCAGGTGCTCATGTCAGTGGCGTAGCTTACAAGCTGTACCGGCTCAGCTATCTTGTTCAGCTCGGTGAAAAGCCGCTTGAACTGCTTGTAGGTTGGGTGGGTGTGCAGTCCCTCAAGCTCAAATTTCTCGCAGATGTCATCGACATTCTCCAAGATGATTTTCAGATCCTTCATGATTTGTTCCTCGCTTCACGCTGCGCCTTGTTCCAGCCTTGGGCCCAGCGCGTTTTTGAATATGGGGTTGGGTCGTTCTCGACCTCGAACGGGTTCTGCTTAAGATCTACGCCGCGCAGGAATGCCGCATAGCCCTGTTCGAAAGGGTTGATCTTCTGTCCGTGCAGCTCAACAGTTTCCATGGCGTTCCACCTCGATGCGTTTCTGAATGCCAACCCGATACCCTTCAGGCCGGAGCGCGGCGGTCTTTTCGATATTGGCGATGACCCGCTCGACGCCGCCGAATATCGGGTCTACTTGGCGCCCGTCCTTGAGCAGTTGGTCGGCGTGGTTCCAGCCTTCACGTTCTTCAATGCGAGACATGGCGATGCTCCGGCCGCACGGGGCGGCAAGCAATAATTTCTGGGGTGCTGGGTGGGGTGTGGGCGTCCTAGGGCGTGGCGAAGATCATTCCGGTGCTTCTGGAGTTTCTGGGAGGTCTTCAAACTTGTAAGTCTTGATGATGCGCTCTTCGACGCCAGCGACCTTGATGAACTTGGCCTCGTCAACCCAAGGGTAGGCGTCTGGGTCGCCGTGCTTGCCGCCGCCGCTCATCTCACAAAAAGCGAGAGCACGGCCATCGGGCAGGATGAAGGCCTTCACATCGACCTCGTAGTTGCGCTCCCAGCTGTAGTGGCACCAAGCAGGGATACCGCGAACGTCTTCAGCCTCATAACGCACTTCGTTGATGGCATCGTCATGCTCGTTTTCCTCGAACAGGGTATCGAGTAGTTCGCCCGGCGCGGCTGACAGAAAAGCATTGTCGATGTTGCTGTCCTGCCCATCATCATCGGTAAACGTGTAGGCGTAGCCGAACTGAAGCCCCTTGCGCATGACGAGCAGCTTTGCCATCTGGCTTGCAGTGAGCGTGTTCAGTGAGTGGTGAATGTTTGCATCAAGCATAGGAATTCCTCGCCAGCGACAAATCGCAAGCAGTGAGTAGTCAACTAGGGGTTTACAGCTGAGGCTGTTCGCGGCGCTGGAAGTCAGTGCAGCGGACGATTACGGTCTGGTTGTCGCGGGATAGCGGAGGCATGGTAATGAAGGGCAAGTGGCTGCAGTTTCGATGGGCATGAACACACGTCGCGCACATTCCGCCCTTAGGCTGGTAATTCATCGGAACCTCAGCGTATATAGACGAAGTAGAACCAGGTGGTGGCGATCATTTCCGCTCACCCCCGTTCGTGTAGCTTCCGATAAATTTCAAAACTTTCGAGAGCATCGTTTCTTTCGAAACCTTTTCTGCAGGCGCGGAAAAGCGACACTCGCGAACTGTCAGTTTTATAGTTGGCGGGAACATATGGCAGACACCTTTATAATTCCCCAATCCCCACCAGTCTTTGTAGGGGTTGAAAATCCACGCAGCCTCTTCTGCGCATTGCTCAGGATGTGGACATTTCATTTGCGCACCTAATTCAGCGCAGCGGTGGCGTCGAGGCAGGCGTTCCAGCCCCGCGCTTCTGCCCATTCAAGTCTCTGTTCAAAGTCCGGGTCAATTTCTTGTGACCAGTATGGTTCGCCTTTTCTTCGCTCAGGCAGCACTACCGCGACCGGCGGGGCGGCGTGAAGCCGCTCAAGGCGCTTCTGTATGATCCCCGACAGACCGTTACGCCAATCAGTGTTCATCTCTATGCCAGTCTCTACCCATTCGGTAACC